ATATACAAGGATATGTAAGATTTTTTAGTAGAGATACTCATACTATATACGTTCCTAAATTAATCATGTATTGGGATGATACTACATATAGTACAGGCTCACTATCAGAAATTGATTTAGAATCATATAGTATATACACATCAATTAAACCAATATATAAAGACACGGAGATTGCAAAAATTAGAATATATAGTAGAGACAAATATCCTAGAAAATCACCAACAAATGTATTTCCATATGAAACCGTGAAAGTATTACCAGACACTACTTATTATTCAGTTGTTGATGCAGCTACAGATGAAGTCATTATTCCATTTGACAATATTTATACTAAAGTAAGTTGCGATAGTACTAGTAATTTCATTTATTTAGATTTTAATGGTTTAATGCCAGAACGATCATATCGTTTACAATTGAAAATCGTAGATGGATTTATAGAACAATATATCGATGACCAAATATATTTCAAAGTAGTTAGATAATGGCAAAACAACAAAATATACCAGTTGATTCTTTAACAAATGAAGTAAATGCTAAGTATCAAAAAAATGGCTTAACATATATTTCAAATATTCCAACTGTTAATGTACGAGATGAAGCTGGCAACATTAGATTTGTTGAAGATCAAAAAAATCCGTTAGTTATAATAGAACCAGTATCTACAAATATAACAACAAAATCTATAATAAAAGTATTAAATACGCAGTTTAATTATTTTAAATTCCCAGCTCGAACTACAGTTGTAGAAGAAGATGCATTAGATATCGATTTAGATGTTGCAATTTTAGATTTAGAACAAGATCCTATTTTTGCAAGATATAAACCATCTGAAAATCGTAAGATAATTGCAATTGCAGCTCCTACATATTCTGGTATATTATTAGATGTTGTAGAAGATGGTCAATTTCAACGACAACCTAATGGTTATTATATAACTAGAGAAGTAAAACAATCTGGAAAAGATTTAAGATTTCGTGTGCAGATACTTCATTCATTTACATCATTAGATAATTCATTAACTGCGTCTGTAGCAGCATTTAGTATAATAAAGAATTCCGGCGCTCAAGTTATACGAAACTATATAGCGCCATTTTATGCGAATGATTCTAGTAGTTCTGGAACTGGCGCTGTTACAGAAGGTGAACATGTTACTGAAATAGATGTTGTAATTCTAAATTCAGAATTTGAACAAGGTGATATATTTTCGGTAGGTGCTAGAGCTGATCATAATAATGCAAATAATTATCATACAATTGTTGCAGATAGAACGGTCTTGTCAGTAACAGATGCATCACTTAATGTTGATACATTTAATAATGAAATAGAATAATGTTAAATCAATATAAAAATATCGAAGAAATTAAAACGGCTAAAGGAGCTGTTTCTGCAGATCGTATTAATCGTACGAAAAAAGAATTTTTATCATATGATTTACAACAAACATATTTTTCTAACAAAGACATTTTAAATGTAACAAATGATTCTAGACTAGAACTACATGTTTATTCGGGTGACAATTGGATTACTGGTAATCATAAAATTTCATTTCGAACTAAAATACCGAAGTTTAGAGATCAAAAAAATAATTTAATTAATATTGATTCTGGGATTGGTATTGATTTATACAGTCAATTACAATCATTAAAATTAACTAGTGGTAAATTTAAATTTGCTGTTAACTTTTTTAAAAATTTAATTGGAAGTTATGAACATCAACACTTAAGAATTGACGAAATTTCACCGGATCGTACGGAGATTAGATTACGTGCAATCGATGATCAAGACCCAGAATTTTTACAACAAATAACAAAATATATTCAAACTGTAGATCAAACTGGATCTATAACGTATAAAACGTATTTATTAAATTTTAGCCGCAATCAAACTATATTATTTGTTAATAGTGTAGTTATAGGTGAGTATTTATATGTAAAACTTCATGAGCCATTACCGGAACAATATCAAGTAGATTTTAAATGTTGGGTAGTTGAAGAACAAAAACAACCATATATTGATAATGTTTCGATTCTATCAAAAGTTGTAACAAAACAATTTAATACATTATCTGGTCCAAATTGGCAAGCAAATTATTCGTTTGATACTTCAGCTGAAACGGAATTAAAAACATGGACAGATTTATTAGGTTCGTCTATACAAACTTCACAACAAATTGTTGATTCATATTTTTCTGGAAGTTTAGGAACAGTAAAATTAAATATAGATTATTCAGATTTTAATAATTTTATTTTTTATAGTTCAGCGACAGAACGATTGTCTAATTTTAGATATAAATTAGAATTAATTGAATATTATACTTCACAAAGTAATTACATATCTACATTATCTGGGTCTGTTCCTACAACTAATGCAGAAGATTTTACCTCATTAAAAACTACTTTAATTGGAGGATTTGATTCATTTGAACAATATTTGTATTATCAATCGTCTTCTATTTTAACAACAAATAATATACCTTCGATATCGGCGACAGTGCTAGATTTAACTGGTAGTTATATTACGCCAGTGCCGAAAATTAATACTAGTAAACCATATATAACATATTCAGTTAATAGTGTAGAATTTAAAGATTGGTACGATTCATTATATGTTACTGCATCGCAATATGATTCGTTGAATTATAATTCATTATTAAATACAATTCCAGAATATATTAGATTTGATTCATCGAATGAAAATCTATTGATATTCACTAACATGTTAGGTCAACATTATGATATAATATATTCATATATTCATAATATGACAAAAATTAACAGTCGAGAAGAAAATCCTAAACTCGGTATGCCAAATGAATTATTATATTCTGTAGCAAAACAGTTTGGCTGGAATTTAACTAATGGACAACAATCTAGCGATCTTTGGGAATATGTATTAGGAACTAACGAAGCTGGCATACCTTATACAGGTTCATTATCAGTAGGCGATCCTGCGATATCGAAACAAGATATGACATATACAGTATGGCGTCGTATTGTCAATAATATTCCAATGCTTTTGAAAAGTAAAGGAACTAAGAGAAGTATATACGCTTTGTTAGCCTGTTATGGAATTCCGAAATCATTCCTTACTATAAAAGAATATGGCGGTCCTAGAATTGATAGAGCGCCTGTATATGAAAAATTAAATTTTGATTATGCATTAGATTTGAGTGGTAGTTCGTCTGGCACAGTTTCTGTTAATTATTCGCAATCTCTACAAACGATAGAGATGCGTTTTAGAACCGTAGATGTATTAAAATATCCAACGTTACCTAGTACAATGAATTTATATACAATTGGCTCTAACGCAGTTACAATTGATTTTAGTAGCGGTACTATGGGTAGTATACAAATTAATGGTACTAGTTCTGCAGATTTTGAGATATTTAATGGAGATTGGATTACAACTACTTTACGTGCCCGAGGTACGAATCTAGATATAATTGCCAAAAAATCTAAATATGGTAAAATTGTTACAACTGTATCTGCGTCAGCAACGGGATCAATACCTTATTCCAATACATTAACAATTGGAAGTACGTCGACGGGAGCTAGTAGATTAATTGGACAAATTCAAGAACTTCGTTTTTGGTCGTCTAGTTTGCAAGATTCAGTTATAAATAATCACACAAAAGCACCAGGTGCATATGATGGTAATTCTGATACATATTCCGAATTAATTTTTAGATTGCCATTAAATCAAAATATAAATCATTCATTAACATCTAGTATGCAAGGTGTACAACCAGCACCTTCTGAAATTTCAGCATCATTTATAGGCTGGTCTTTAGCAACGCCATATGATTCAATTGAAGAAACATATTATTATGATGCGCCTTCGATCGGTGGAGGAACATATGATGATAATAAAATACGATTAGAATCAAATGAATTGGTTGGAACATTAGATGTTAAATCTAGAGCAGAACGTAGTCAATTTGATAAAGCTCCTTTAGATAGTAATCGTTTAGGTGTATATTTTTCTCCACAGACCATGATTGATGAAGATATAATTGCACATTTAGGTTTTGAAGATTATGACGATTATATAGGCGATCCTGGATCGGTAAATACTAAATCATATCCAGATTTAATTAGAGTTGCACAATCATATTGGAAAAAATATCAAAATAAAAATGATATTAATTCATATATTAATATGTTTACGTTGTTTGATTTATCATTTTTTAAACAATTAGAACAATTATTACCGGCAAGAGCTGATAAAATTACTGGTATTTTAATACAACCGAATTTATTAGAACGAAGTAAAGATATAATTTTAC